GCAGGCGTTAACACAACTCGAATTAAACTAGATGGGGATGATACATCTGGAACTATTCAATTTTATACTGCAAATTCTGGTACTTTAACCTCCGCAATGGTTATTGATAACTCACAAAATGTCGTTTTTGGTAGTACTACTAATTATTCACGTTTTGATTCTGTTGGTAATTTATTAATAGAACAGGGTGGTGCAATTCGATTTGAATCAGCATCTAATGATTATAGTACACAATATAGTGCTATAGGTTATACTTCACGGGGGTATAGTACTAGTCAAAGATATTGGCATCATTTGATTTCAAAAGGTGGAACACATATCACAATTAATAGCGATGGTGGATCTACCGATTCTGAAAACCCTCAAGATGACTTCGTAATATGGCAAGGTACACAGGATACTGCTGAACCTTTATTTAGAGTTTCAAATACTGGTAGAGTAATTGCAAAACAAAATTATGAAATTGGTAATCATAAAACAAATAAAGAAGAGTTTGGTGTTAATGCAATAAACACAGTTGATACAGCAACATCAGATATTAATACAACTATTACAAATACATATGAAAATAGACCAGGTGTATACTGGTTAAATTTTAATAGTAAAAGATTTAGAGCATTTATAAAACCAAATTGGTTGCAAAGCAGAAACTGGGTACTAGCTGCAAAATTCTTTTCACACATGGATATGCCAAGTGGTTCATCTTTATGGACAAACGATACATCGTGGAATGGTGGTGACTTTGATTTAAACAACGGGCACTTCTCTAAATATGGAAATGTTTGGAGATATTTTGGATTTGATAGATTAGCAATGCAAATGGGAGACAGAGTTGCTCCTATTATGCAATTTAGTTCAACGCAAACTCTTTATGGCGCATTTAGCGGTGGAAGAGCTGCAAATGGAGGAGGGGTTTCTCCAACAAGTACAGACCCTGCTTTATCTGTTGGAGCTACTTATCATGGTATGATAAATTACTTAGGTGGTACATTTACTGATTTAGTTGGTTTAGAAGATAAGATGCAATCTTATGGATTAAATAAGTGGGCCAATAACTCTGCGAATAGTACCTCGGCAAACAACCAAGGGTCCAGGTCTCTAACAGCAGGTGGTAAAGGTTTTGAATTAACAGTTGAAGATTCACACGATAATATAGGGGGTAATGACTCTATAGGGTTTGCGGGAGCATGGATAGGTTGTCCACTAGATGAAGGTAATTGTAATCCACTCGCTACAGCGTCAAATTTTGGTGCTGACTCTGGCTTTGGATTTGGTGGTGGTTGCGGTAATAATGCAAGAACTTGGACTTCAGGTATTGCAGAATGGAACAGAGGCAATGAAGTTGCTAACTATTTGCCTGCATATATTTGGTTAAGTATAGACTAGGAGATATTATGATAAATTGGGAAAATATAAAAACAGAATCAATAGCAAATATAAATGATATTGTAGATGATGCGGGTGCAGTTTTATTAGATGGATTAACAGAAACTAAAATAGCTGGAGTCGATTTACAAGATCAATGTCAATTTAATTTAGCTAATTATAAATTAGCTTGTAATAATTTAGGTGATGACCAAAATAATGATATTATAACAAAAGCTCAAACATTTATTGATTCTTAAATAATAAACTATTATAAATAGAATATAATAGAAATTAAATATGGCAAAACCAAATAGTAAACAAACATTTATCGATTATTGCCTCAGGCACACTTGCCACAGCAGCTCAAAGACAAGAAGAATTTGAAGCAACACTAAACGAATAATAAAAAAGGGGCTTATCGCCCCTTTTCTTTATGACTCTTCTGAAACTTCTTCTTTAGGTTTTTCTACTTCCTCTTTGAGTCTGTTAGTCAAACCTTCTTTTGCAAAATTCCACTGATCTAACTCTAATTGATGCCTTACAATTTTTCCTTGTAAGTCATTCAGAGCAGTTACTATGTACTTTGCAGTATCTGGTAATTCAGAAATGACATACTTTTTATCATCAAGAACTAATACTGGTTCTTGTTGGGTTACTTCTGTCGACATATTTTCTCCTATTTAAAAATATCTTGCCAATTTCCTTGGGTACTAGCCTTAGCATACTCGGTAGCACGGTTTTCAAAAAAGTTGGTATGCTCAACCGCATTGACTTGCATATCAATCCATGGCAATGGATTCTCATTACTATGAAAAATATTTTTCATTCCTAAACCAAGTAATCTTCTATCCGCAATGTAACGAATATACTCTTTTACTTCTTTTGCTGTCAAACCAGGAATATCTGCTTTTTCAAAGCAAACATCTACAAATTTATCTTCTAATTCAACAACGCGTTCAGCTGCACAATATATTTCATATTTTAGTTTGTCTGTCCATATAGATGGATTTTCTGCAATAAACGTTCTAAAAAGTTTGGATAGACCTTCAACATGTAGAGATTCATCTCTTATTGACCATGTGACAATCTGCCCCATACCTTTCATTAAATTATGTCGAGGATAGTTCAAAAGTATAGCAAAACTACTAAAAAGTTGAACACCCTCTGTAAATCCACTATAAACTGCCATTGTTTTAGCAATCTCATGTGGATTGTTCATATTAAAATCTGTTAGATACTCATGTTTCTCGACCATTTCTTGAATATCCATAAATTCTTGATACTGTTCATCTGACTTACCTAAAGTCTCCAACAATAAAGAATATGCTTCTTGGTGTACTGCTTCCATTGAAGCGTAACTTACTAACATCATTCTTATTTCTGGTTGTTTAAATGTAGGTAGATAATGCTTTGCATATCCACAGCATACATCTACATCAGCTTGAGTAAAGAACTTAAATATATTATCTAACAGTTGCCTGTTATCAGGGCTTAGTTTTTCTCTATAATCTTTTATATCATCTTGGAGTGGTACTTCATCAGGAAGCCAATGCATTTGCTGTTGTTTTTTATAAAACTCAAATGCCCAAGGATAATTAAAAGGTTTATAATAATCTCTTTCTTCTAATAAGTTCATTTCTTATCCTTCACAACTTAGACAATCTGATTGTTCAAAGATTATCTCCCTCTTTATTTTGTTTGATACATTATCTGCTCTTGAAATTGCTTCACTTCGTAGATAGTAGAGTGTTTTCATATTTTTAGCCCATGCAAGCATATGAACATTGTGCAAGTCACCTTTGTTCACATCAGGCGGGAAAAATAAATTTACACTTTGACTTTGACAAATAAACTCTTGTCTCGCCGCAGCGTGTTCTACTACCCAAGATTGATTAATCTCTACAGCAGTTTTAAATACCTCTTTTTCTTCGTCACTTAAAAAGTCAAGATGTTGTACACTTCCTTTATTTGTAACTATTTCTTTCCAAGTAAGCTCATCATTTCTACCATACTTTTCTAGAGTTTTCTCTAAATATTTGTTCTTTTGTAGAAACGAACCACTCTTTGTTTTTTGAGTAAATGCGTTTGCACGAAATGGTTCTATACTTGGAGATGTATTACCACAGATAATACTTGAGCTTGCGTTTGGAGCTATGGCCAGTAAATGTGCATTTCTTACTGAGCAAGAATCATCATCTGGACATGCCCCTTTTTCTACTGCAAGCTGCTCTGTTGTAGCTTGTGCTTGTGTTTTTATATGTTTGAACATTTCATAATTTACACTACTTGCAAATACACTTTCAAAAGGCATATTGTTACGCTGTAGATAAGCATGAAATCCCATTGCTCCTAACCCTAAACTTCTTTCACGCATAGCACTAAATTTAGCACGTTCCATCTGTTCAGGTGCATTTTCTATAAAATAAGTAAGCACATTGTCAAGCATACGAATTAAGTCTGGAATAAAGGCAGGAATCTTTTTCCATTCATCATAATACTCTAAATTTACACTCGATAAACAGCAAACTGCTGTTCTCTCTTCATTTGTAGCAAGTGTGATTTCAGAACATAGATTGGAGTGATTTACTCTCAATCCTTTTCTTTTCTGAAATTCAGGTAAATCTGCATTTACAGCATCTTCAAACATAATGTAAGGTTCTCCTGTTTCCATGCGATTTTGTAATATTTTTACCCAAAGTGTTCTTGCACTTACTACTTTCTTTACTTCACCACTATGCGGATCAACAAGCTCCCAAGAGTCATCAAAGCCTTCCTCTTTAGTTGCTCTGTGAATAATTTCCATAAATTTATCACTAATTACTATTCCGTGATGAAGATTGAGACACTTACGATTTGTGTCTCCGCCTGTTGCTTTTCTTATATCTAAAAATTCTTCTATTTCAGGGTGTGAAATATGTATGTATCCTGCATAAGAGCCTCTTCTTGTGACTCCTTGCGAGAAAGCTAACATTTCAGCATCAACCACTTTTACAAATGGAATAACACCAGTGCTTTCAGAACCTTTAGATGTTTTAGTTCCTGCAGAACGTACAGCACTCCAAGAACCTCCGATACCTCCTCCAAAAGAAGAAAGGTATGCATTTTCAGTATAATGTTCTGTTATACCTTCTCTTGAATCTTCAACATAGTTTAAAAAACATGAGATTGGCAGACCCCGCTTAGTCCCTCCATTGGAGAGAACTGGAGTCGAGAACATAAACCATAAATTACTTGCGTAATCATACAATCGTTGAGCATGTTCGTCATCATCTGCAAAGGCTTGTGCTGCTCGTGCAAAACCTTCCTGTGGTGACTTTTCATCACCTACGAGATAACGATCTTCTAGCGTTTTAAAACTAAACTCTGTTAAAAGTTTATCTTTGCTATAATCTATTTTCATTAGAATTTTCCCTGTAAAGTTCTATTTATAACTTCTTTATTTTCTTCTCCGATTGCATCTTCACAGTAGGCAATTAAATCCATAAGTTCTACGTTTGTCAGAAGTTGTTCTGCATTTTCGTTCACCGACTGAATATATTTATATTTGCCTTCTAGTGGACACGCATCGTAAATATCAAATACTGTTCCATATTGTTCCATTAGTTGTACTGCGCGCTTTGGACCAACTCCAGGTACTCCTGGAACATTGTCCCCTTTATCGCCAGTCAGACACTTAAAAGTGATATAGTCATCTCTATCAAAATCATAGTGTTCATCCCAATTATGTACTGTTGTTTCTTTTCGAGTAACAGTACTAAATCTTGAGACTTTCTCATTGATTAATAAATCCCAGTCCTTATCAGACGAGATTAACCAACAATCATCAAACTCAAAGTTCTTTGTAATGTAAGCGGCAATATCATCAGCCTCTACTCCACGGAAGTGAAATACTGGGTACTTCTCTTTTATAAGTGTAAGAGTATCTGCAAACTCAGCCATAAACATTTCAAACTCTTTAGCTTCTTGTTCTGTTTGTTCAGCATATCGTTCTTTACGATTTGCTTTATATTCGGGATAGATTTCTTTTCTGTAAGAACTACCCCCATCAGCACATACGATAATCGTACCTGCATTGTAGGACTTTGCTAAACTTTCGATTGTTCTTATGTAGTCATACTTAAAATCAAGTATATTTTGATGTTTCCATCGAAAAGCTACATTTAAACCATCAACTATCAGCAAGTTCCCAATCGGAGCCGGGGCTCCAAGGTTCGCAATTGTAGTCGCCATTTGTAAACTTTATCTCCTCGTTTTCTAGCCAGTGTTCTGCGAGTAATACATATGCACCCAGCCAGGCAATGTGCATATATCGCAATGTATTCTTTGGTTTTCTTGTAGTTGCAACAAAGAATTTGCCGTGATTCTCACGAAAGATGAGTAATGGCTCTTGTTCCATATCTTGTGATTGTCTACAAAGTTTACTCCACCATTTAAAAAAGTTATTACTCTTTTGTGTGAATATCTTTGCACTGAAACCAACTTCTCTATAAAACTTAACTTCTATACAAAATATATTGTGTTTTCCTGGAACTCGTAAGTCTCCTTTTATCTTGCCACTTCCAGAGCCTGGTGTTTGTTCCCACTTTTCCTCTGTCATTCTACCAAGCATTGAAATTACTTCTTGTTCACCTCTGTTTCCTTTTTGTCTCGAATTAACCATCTAATCTACTCATTTCATTTTCTTTAATTACTTCTATTTTTTCTAGTAAAGGGTGTGTCCAACCATGTGATACTATATAAGTATTTAGATTTTCTTCCCTTAACAATATTTCTACTAATCTCTCTTTTCCAAGTTCATCAAGAACATTGTTAACTTCGTCAAGAAATAGTACATTTAATTGAGATTTGGAAATACTACTCATTAGCTTTCTGATTGCTAGTAGTGTAGCAGTGTTTACTCTTGCCAACTCTCCCGCACTTAACGAGAGTATGTCCACATTGTTTCCATTATCTTCTATATTGACATTCAATTTGTCATTTAATACTACAAACTCTAAACTAAAGCGTCCGTCACTTAGTTCGGCTAGATAATCGTTTGTAAGTTCTTCTAAATCTTTTACAAGATTTTCAATTTTATATGCAAGTAGTCCGTTTGTACTAAATGCTTTTTTCAGAATCTCTACACTTGCAAGTTTATCTTCTACATCATCTAGCGACTGTATTAGGTCTGCAAGTTCATTCTCAAAATCTGTTTGTTGTTCTTCAATAATATTCAGACGAGTATTATGTCGTTCAACTTCGTTATTCTTTTCGATTGCTTCCTCAAGTTCTCTTTTATAATTTCTATACTCGGTTTGTAATGTAGCAATCTTACTTTTTAATTCATCTGCGTTTGGAACTTCTGTTGGAAGTGTTTGGTCAATACTTCTATAAAGTTCTTCCCAATCTTCTATTTGAGTTCTTGCTTGATGATGATGAGCATTTTCATTTTCTATCTCTTTTAACTGCTTACAAATTTTATCAGACTCTTGAGTACAAAAATCTAATCTACTTTGATGCTCTTTTATACTTGAGTTTACAAAATGCTCGTCTATATCGCCTTCACAAGTTGGGCATACTTTTGTATCCATCTGTGCAAGTTCTTTGTACTTAGACAACATCTTTTGCTCATGTATTGCTTCACCTTTCCATGTTCCAAGAGAAGTCAATATTTTACTAGTATCTTTCTTCTCAGGGTATTGCTCTAATTGCTTTTGCATGGCTGGTAAGTCGATATCAGCTAGCTGTTCCTTGTAATGATTATTTGTATTAATTTTTTTCGTAATTTCAGAGATATTTTCAAATTCTATCTGTAAAGAACGTAAAGTTTTTCCATCTTCTTCCGAGTAAATTGGTAAATCCATTTTCGATAATAGAGATATATTTTCCAATTTATTGTCATTTAACCATTTTTCAATTGTGTCAATTTTCCCTTGTATACGAGAAACATCTACTCCAATCTGTCGAGATAGTTCACGAAATACTTCAAAATAAGCTACATATTTATCTAACTGTAACAAATCAATCAAAAACTTCTTACGATTTGTGTCAGTAGCAGTCAAGAATTGTAAACTTGCGTTAGTATTCTGGTACACTATCTGACTAAATGTTTTGAAGTCAATACCTATGATTTCTTCAAGTGTTTTATAAGTATTTGTAGCAGTATGACTTGAAATATCCTCACCATTTTTAAGTAACTTCACTTTAATATTTGCTCGGCGAGTTACATCAATATGGTATGAATCTTCGTTGACTGTAAAGTCAAGTGAAATATCATATCCGTTTGCGACAATTCTATTTGAAATGTCGGCTTTCTTTATTCCTTTGGAGTTTTTGTTAAATAGAACTTCCTCTAAAATTAGAGGTATAGAGGACTTACCAGCCCCATTTGTGCCGATAAGTTGTGTCAAAGTGTTGTCGTTGAGTTCTATTACATTGTCTGAGCCGTAGCTGAAACAATTACTCCATGTTAGCTTCTCTAGCGTGATCACTGAAAACTCCTATAATTTTTTTAACTTTTTCATCTTCGAGTTCAAGAATATAAGAGAGGTATTCTCCTAATTCTTCTTCTATTGTCATTTCTTTGTCAAGTATGAGTGTTGCTTCTGTTTTTCTGCGAATTACTTTTTTATCAAGTAGGTCAGAATTTTTGACCCCGCTCAAGTCTGAAACATCTCCTTCAACTTCGTAAATTGTATGATGCCAATCGGTTTGTACCATATCCTTTGCATCAGTAATTGTTTTACGAATTAATTGAGGAAGATTAAACTCATGCCAAGTCCAGCTCCAATCAAAATTATCAATAACAATATACCCAGTTTTAACTTCGTTTCTGTGAAATGATGTTGTCATAGGGCTTCCAGGATACACAATATTTCTTTGAGTATTCTCGTGAGCATGTAAGTCTCCTGCAAAAACCGTTTTGAACTTATCAAATCTAGTTAAGTCTACTTCTGGTGTAACATGTGGAGGTATCTCACCTCTTACATGTGTAAAAAGTATTTCTGCATCAATATCTTCAATACTTTTCTTTTTGTGCAAGTCTGCATAAGGCAGAATTGCCCAATTATCTTCTGTATAAGTTTCTGTTATAACTTCTACTAAAGGGTTTATATCTTTTGTTGCACGAATTAAATTAGAAAAGAAAGTTTTATTCTTCTTTGTAGCTTCATGATTACCATCATAAATGATTGTTCTTACTTTAGTATTTTTAACAAAGTCAAAATAAAGAGTAAGTTCGTCCATGCTGGGGACTCGGTCAAACAAGTCCCCACCAATGATGTGTAAATCTATATCATGTTCATCTACAGCTTCTTTTATTTGTTGATAAAACAACTCGTATCTTGAGCAAGCCCAAGAACTAGGAACATTTTTCTGTCCTAACTTAATATGCCAATCTGCTGTAAATAGAATCATCCTACAAATTCTTCCCCTGGTTGCCATTCACAACCTGTTAATCCACCAGCTTTAATTGCTTGTAGAGTTCTTAGAACTTCACTTGCATTTCTACCAGTATCAAGTGCATTTACACTTACGTGCTGTATAATACTATTCTTATCTATGATAAATGTTGCTCTATAACAAACACCTTCTTCTGAATTAATAATACCTAATTCACATGATAAGTCTAATCCACAATCTGCAGCTAAAACATGATTGATATTACCTATCAATTCATTATCTTTTTTCCATGCAAGTTTACAGAACTCGTTATCACCACTTATACCTATTACATTAGCATGTTCTACTAATATATCCATACCAGCAATTTCTGTAGGGCAGATAAAAGTAAAGTCCTTTGGATAAAAGTAAACTACTGTGTAGTCATGTTTTAGAGGCTCATAATTTTCAGTCACAGAAACTTGTACGAGTTCATTTTTCTCGTTTACGCCCTGCATTGTAAAAGCAGGAAATTTTTCTCCTACTCCTAACATTAGACGTCAAATTCCTCATTGATACTTTCATCCGCATCAGAATTAGCAGAACCACTTCTGATTCTGTCCAATAGTTCTTTTTGTGCGTCTGCAGTAGGTCTAGGAAGAACTTCGTCCATAGACTTAAGGTCTGTGATTAACTCAAGCTCTTTCTCATCTAAAGCTCTTGGTTTGCACTTTAGAGCTTGTAACTGATACTCGACATTATATGCCATTGGTCCAGTTTTAACTCTTTTGAAGTGTACGTCCCACCCTGTTTCAGGGTCTGCTGGGTCGCCAAGATCTTCTGCTGCAACTAGAATTTGTTCTAAAAGTTTTTTCTTAAGATTTAAAACTTTTACTTTCCCGTCATGTACACACTGAATTGCATACGACCAAGTACATTTTTGATCTGGGTAGTACTCTCTTACCCAATCTTTTTCAAGATTAGTAAATGCTTCTTTCTCTCTGTCAAAAGATAGACACTCGAAAGGAACATTCTTGTCATTTTCGCCTTTTAGCCAGTAGACATATCTTGCGCATACATCTCCAACCATTCTGACTTTGTTATCTCCTTCTACATAAGTGTAGGATTCAATTTTTCCTTTTTGGGCTTCGCCCTTTAATTTATTAAATGTTAATGCCATTCTAATTCTCCATTAGTGACTTCTTCAAATTTAAAATGTATTCTATCATCTTCAATCCAAAGTAGTCTATTATTTGTTATTATATCTTCCTTACCAGTATAGTGCAGGAAGTCCAGTGTGGTATCTTTTTTACTTCGATAATCAAAATGATTGCGCAGTGAAGCGATACCTGCATACTGTGCAATCTCAGTATCTGAATATCTGTTTCTTTGAATAAATAACGGCTCAGGATTCACTAAAAAACTATCTCCATGAAAGCTTTTTGTCCAAAACTTGAATCGTCTATCCTTTCTATTAATTGGAGGTTCTTTTCGATAAGTTAAGATGTAAAGGATGGTTACTATGTCACCAACTTTTCCTTTGCTTTCTTTTAATATCTTTTTCCAATTATAGAGTATCATTATATCAAAAATTTAACCTTATGTCAAGAAGTATTTTTCGATGCTTATATCGTTTCAACTTCGTAACCTTGTTTCATGTAGTATCCCATTCTCGCATTAGCCTGTCGTCTAGCTGTATTACCGACTAAGTGTATATCAACTATAATTGGTTGAGGTTTATCCTCATGTATTCTAATTATACGACCAACAAGCTGAGTGAGTAAAGGCTCATTATTTATAGGTGTTGCTAAAATTATACAACTTAAACAATCTAAAGATATTCCTTCAGAAAATATACTTTGAGTTCCAAAGAGTATATCTTTATCATTAAATAGTTCTTTTATCATTGCAGGACGTTGTTCATGTGGAATCTCCCCAGTAACACATATAGAGTTCTCTCCTACAAGTTTGTGTCCTTGTTTTAGAAAATCAACTCTATCAGATACAACTAGAACTTTGTGCCCCTTTGCTGCATAATTTGCTGCAAGCAATGCTATCATATTTTGGTATTCCCAGTTATACGCTATAGCATTTATTCTACTTGCCCAAGGAGTATTTGCTCCATCTGGAAAACGTACTCCTGACTTTACAATATGTACTTTGGGTACTAAGTAGTTTTCTTTTGGTGGTTTGTATACTGTAGTACTAAAGTAATCTCTAAATATAACATGCCTACCATCTTTTCTTTCCATTGTGCCAGTTAAACCAATTTTATATCTTGCTTTACTAGCATCAACAATACGAGTAAATGTGGGACTAGATACGTGATGCATTTCGTCGAGTATAATTGTTCCAAAAACATCTTTGATTGAATTTATTCTACGATAAAGAGTTTGAACATTTCCTATGACAAAAGAATGGTCAATATCAAACTGACCGCTGCCTATGATTCCAGGCACAACTCCAAATACTTTTTTCACTTCTTTTTCCCACTGCGCTCGTAACGCTAATGTATGTGTAACTATAAGCGTTTTCTGTTTTAACTTATTTGCGATAGCTAACGCAGTAAAAGTTTTACCCCAGCTTACCCAAGCGTTTACTATACAACTGTCATTGACATCATCATATACCGACTGTTGCGAAGGTCGTAAAGTAAACTTAAAGTCAAAACCTTCAATTGGTGAGTCAACACGCTTATCGACTATCTCGTAGTCCTCTGGTATTAAATCCGTTCTTCCGATAGGTAATGTCACTAACCCTTTTCGAACAATTCCCATATTCTTTATAATGAATGGTGGGTCAAGTGGATTTCTTGGGGGTATGGCATAAGTAAGTTCTTCGTCAATTTTCGACTGTAATTCATTACTAACTTCCATGAATATGCGATTACTGAGAACTGCTTTCATATTTTACGCCAAGTGTCCTTTCTCTTTTCAGCTACAAAATCGTAAATAAAAGAGGGTCTGTTCTGAACATACGCAATACCAACATAAGGTGAAGTATTAGGTCGCTTTTCCTCAAATGGAAAAGGTATTCCCTCAACCCATATCAAAGTTGCTACTTCTTTCTTTTCTACTTTTCGTACTTTCTTGTATTTAATATCGATTTTCATATTCTTGATATACCGAAAAAACTTTCCGTGTGAGTCTATAAAAAATTTACCCCTGTGTTTTACTAGACCTCGAATATTCTCAATCATGAAGCGCAGGGGATAAATATTTTTGTGTGGGGTTTGCAATCTTCTCTGTCCGAGAGTTTTGCCTTTCATATTTTTATCGTCTACTATTTGTGTATCACAAAATAAAAGTCCATCACGAACCTCGATTTCGTCACTATGTAGAACGAAAATGGGAAACTTAATATCCTCGAGGCGCATAGATGTTATCTCTCATGAGTCTGTCCTGCTTTCTTTTGCTCCCAATCAAGGATAGCTCTTCTAATACTATCTTCTGCTAAAACGGAACAGTGTATTTTAATAGCAGGAAGTTCTAACGCTTCAGCA